TGTCCGTGCCACTAATGAATTTACAGATTGGGTGAGTCGTTTTGACAGTTGGAAGGAGACTACTCGTGTATTTAAGATGGCACTACCTGAAGAACCGGTTGATTGGTACGGTTTAGTAGGCGGAGGATACAGTGTTAAACATATGCCACCACAAAAGCTATTCACGGGTAAACCTGTAGCTAATTTCAAACCTTACGAGAGTTCTTACCAACACGCTATGTCTGCTCTTAACAAGTTACAGAAGACAGCTTGGCAAATTAACAAAGATGTACTAGCGATCACCTTAAAGTGTTGGGAAAACAAACGAGTCATAGGAAACATACCAAACTTCGGTGAGATAGACGAGCAACCGAGATATACTGGTGATTGTCCGCATGAGTTCAGAGCTTGGAAGTTAAAACAAAAGGACATCAGAACTGCGAATGAATCGAACAGCAGTAAGAGGTATCAAACCTGTCGTATCTTACACCTAGGCAAAGTATATAGTGAGTGGGACAAGTTCTACTTTCCGTATCGTTGTGACTACAGGGGTAGAGTGTATGCTTTACCTTACTACTTACATCCACAAGGGTCTGACTTAGCTAAGAGTTTGTTAGACTTCAGCAGAGGTGAACAAGTAGTAGATGAAGATGACTTGGAAACTATATTGGTACACGGTGCTAATATGTGGGGAGTAAAAGGTACACGAGATGAACGACTTGAATGGATAGGTAAACGACAGAAGTTTATATTGGAAGCAGCGAATGATCCACACGGTACTGACTGGTGGACTGAAGCTAGTGATCCGTTCTGTTTCTTACGCTTCTGTTTAGAGTACAAGAAGTTTACTGAGGAAGGGTACGGCTATGTTAGTTACCTACCTGTCCGTCAAGATTGCAGTAACAATGGTATGCAAATCCTATCGTTATTACTACGAGACAAGGACACAGGTAAGATGTGCAACTTAGTAGAAGCAGATAAGGCTAACGATATGTACGCTGAGTTTGCTGACAGGGTGTACGAGGAACTAAAGAAAGATGGTGGTGTACTAGCCCAGGAGTGGATGAAGTATGGATTCTCTCGTAAGTTAGCTAAGTTAGCTGTGATGAATAAACCCTACGGAGCTACACATTATAATTTAGTACAAGATATTTTTAAAAGTATAGGTATCAATCATCCTTGGACAGGGGTAGGTGAGATGTTAACAGCTGTTATCTGGCTCAGTAAGATAGTAAATAGATTAGCTACTGAGATGTGTCGGCCAGTCAATCAAGTCATGCAGTTCTTACGTGAAAGTGTACGAGCTATGGGCTACGACCAACCAATCACCTGGACTACACCTACAGGATTTAAAGTGGTACAAAGTTTTCACAGGTACAAGAAGGTGAAGGTAGAATCTGTCTTTCAAAACCTAAGTATAACTATCAACACTGATGAGCTTGCAGATGACATCGATCCGAAGGGACAAACAAATGCAGTCACTGCTAACTTTATACACAGCTTAGACGCATCAATCGTACATCAAGTTGCAAACATTGTTGACTTCGACGCAGCTTATATACATGACTGTTTTGTAACACACGCTTGTAACGCCAAAGCTATGAACGCAATCGTAAGAAGAACCTACACAAAAACATTTAACGTTGATCTCCTGACCGAGTTCCGAATGGAGCAAATCAACACCAACCCAGAAGCAGAACTTCCGTCAGTGCCGGAGCTTGGAGACTTAGATGTCTCTGCAATAACACAGATGAAGTATCTGCTTTCTTAAAAACATAAACACCCATAGAGATATGACAGTAAAAGCACGAAAGAAACACGACATAATAAAAGTAGGAGGTACTACAAAGTACTGCCACTTGAATGAACCAAACAAGACATACAAGAAAGAGTACGGTGAGTACCAATGTGAAGTTATCGTAACACCTGAGTTAGCTGATCAAGTTAAGAAACAACTACGCCCCATATATGAGCAAGAGTTGAAAGCTAAACAAGATGAGTTAGGTAAAGAAGTAAAGAAGGTTGAGATTCCTATCGTTGAGAAGGACGGTCAGCTCATCATCAAGACTAAGTTAAAAGGTGGTATAAAAACCAAGGCAGGTAAGGAATACTTTTTCAGTGTAGCTATGTATGATGCACAAGGTAAACCGTTACCGAAAGATGTACAGGTATGGGGAGGTAGTAAAGTTAATGTAGCTTTCCGTCCTAACTTCTGGTACTCAGCTGCACTTGGATTTGGTGTGTCGTTTGAACTAGCAGCCGTACAGGTATTAGAGTTAGCTAATCAACAAGTGAGTGAACAGTCCGCTGAATCGTTTGGCTTCACAGCTGAAGAAGGATACGTAGCTAACGGCGGTGAAACATTTGACTCAGCATTCGATGCGGAAGAGACGGAAGAAACGCTCACAGCGAACTTCTAATTATCGTTCTGGATTTGAAGAGACATTAGCATCTCAGCTTAAGCGAGGTGGTGTTAACTTTGAATACGAAACAGTTAAGTTAAAGTATGTTAAGACAGCTACATACACTCCCGACTTCATCTTACCTAACGGCATCATCATAGAAGCTAAAGGTTTATGGACAGCGGAGGATAGAACTAAACATATACTTATAAGAGAGCAACATCCTCACCTTGATATACGCTTGGTGTTTATGAACGCTTACAATAAGTTACGTAAAGGAAGTAACACCACCTACGCTCGCTGGTGCGAAAAGAAAAACATACAATATGCACACAAAACTATACCTAAATCATGGCTTTTACAGCAACACACCAACCATGCAATAAGTGCGGAAGTTCAGATGCACTCTCCACCAACGACGACGGTAGCACCCATTGTTTCAGTTGCGACGATCACGTTGGAGGAAAAGGAGGACTAAGTAAACAAACCAACACCCCAACACCAAGAGATTATGTACAAGGAGAACCCGAAGCGATAGCCCGTCGTAACCTTACCGAAGACACTTGTCGGAAGTGGGGCTACTGGATGGGCAGTCATAACGGACAGCCTTGTCAGATAGCTAACTATAAAACTAGAGACGGTAAGACTTGCGGTCAGAAGATACGCTACGCCAATAAACAATTCGCTATTAAAGGAGAACTGATCGGACTGTATGGTCAGCACCTATGGCGTGACGGAGGTCGTCGTGTCGTTGTAGTGGAAGGAGAGATCGATGCTCTTAGCACTAGCCAAGCTATGGATAACAAGTGGCCTGTAGTTAGTGTACCTAACGGAGCGGGAGCAGCTAAGAAGTTTGTAGCTCAAGCTATCGATTGGTTAGACAGGTACGAACAAGTAGTATTCTGTTTTGATATGGACGATGTCGGACGCAAGGGAGCAGCTGAATGTGCAGCACTTCTAACGCCAGGCAAAGCACGAATAGCAGAGCTACCACTCAAAGACCCGAACGATATGTTAGTAGCTGGACGAGCTAAGGAGTTAGTCAGTTGCTTGTTTGATGCACGTGAGTACAGACCAGACGGTATCGTAAACGGTCAAGAGTTGTGGGATGTTATCGCTGATAAAGAACACAGTAAATCTATACCGTATCCTTACAACGGATTGAATGAGTTAACTCTAGGCATGAGACAAGGCGAACTAGTAACCGTATGTGCGGGTAGTGGGATTGGGAAGTCCTTGTTCTGTCGAGAGATTGCACATCATATACTAGGGTTAGACGAGAAGGTAGGATACATAGCACTAGAGGAGTCAGTCAGGCGGACGGCACTTGGTATTATGGGTATCCACATCAACAAACCTATACACTTAGATGAGGACGACACAAGTGAGGAGGTACTACGACCTGCGTTTGAAGAGACGGTAGGTAACGGGAACTTCTACACCTACGATCACTTCGGTAGTATGGATAGCGACAACCTACTAAGTAAGATCAAGTATCTAATTAAGGGGTACGATTGTAAGTGGATATTCTTGGACCACCTATCGATTGTAGTTAGTGGTATCCAAGGAGACGACGAGCGTCGCTTGATTGATAACACAATGACCAAGCTTAGAAGTCTAGTCGAGGAGACAGGCTGCGGTATGGTACTAGTGTCTCACTTAAAGCGTGTCGATAGTGGTCACGAAGAAGGAGGACGAGTAAGTCTTCACCACCTAAGAGGTAGCCAAGCTATAGCACAGCTATCTGATATTGTTATAGGCTTAGAACGTAACCAACAGAGTGAGACAATCAGTAACGAAACAAGAGTACGTGTATTGAAGAATAGATTCAGCGGACAGACAGGACACTGTGACACGCTGCACTACGAAAATGCTTCTGGACGATACAGTCCTGACGTGTTTAAACCAAGCGATGAAACCAATAACCCATTCTAAAGCATGACACGAACACTATTCTTTGATATAGAGACCAACAAGATTAACGATTGGGCTACACTATCTGACGTACATACCTGCCACTGCTTATCGATCTACGACCCGATGCTCCCTAAGATGCTGACGTTTCACGGGGAAAGTATAGAGCGTGGCCTACTGATGTTATCACAAGCAGAACGAATCGTAGGACATAACGTTATCGACTTCGATATACCGGCACTGAAGAAGCTATACGGTTTCTCACCCCCACTAGTTAATGTACTTGATACTCTTGTACTATCTAGGTGTACCTTCCCTGACTTACGTAACGATGACTGGTCCCGCAATAACTTCGATAAGGAGTTAGTAGGTAGTCACAGCTTGAAGGCTTGGGGACACAGGATGGGCAGTGCTACTAAGTTAACATACGGAGAGGACGACGATGCGTTCGAGGTGTACGATGAAGAGATGCGTAAGTACTGTGAGCGAGATGTTATAGTAACACAGTTGTTATACGATCACTTGTTCAAACAAAACCCTAGCCCACAGATGATAGCCATCGAACATTGGTTTAAGTTTATCATCAGTCAACAGGAACGACACGGGTTTAAGTTAGACATGGACAAGGCTGACTACTTAACTGCCAAGCTTATGGGTATACGAGCCAAGCTAACTACTGACTTACAGACTCAATGGAAACCTACAAAGGTAGAGATGAAGAGTGCAGCAGGTTGGACGTTAACAACAGACCAAGCAACCTACGAAGGTAAGACTAAGAACGATATCAAGCTTAAGTTAAAGGAAGCAGGTGAAGTACAAGCTCTAGTTAAGAACGCAGTCAAGACAGGCAACGCAGTCAAAGAGATACCGTTTAATCCTGGCAGTCGGAAGCAGATAGCTGAACGCTTGATGGCTTTAGGTTACGAACTACCTACCGAGAATGACGGTAAGACATACAAGGTAGATGAAGCTGTACTCAAAGGTATCGATCATCCTATAGCAGCAGACTTGTTATCTTTTCTTTTAGTACAGAAGAGACTAGGTCAGTTAGCTGAAGGTCAACAAGCGTGGCTGAAGCTACAGAAGAACGGAGTGATACACGGTAGAGTAAATACTAACGGTGCAGTAACAGGTAGATGTACACACAGCACACCCAATGTAGCACAAGTACCTAGTGTACGAGCTGACTACGGTAAGGAGTGTCGTGAGTTATTCACAGTACGTAAGGGTTACAAGTTAGTAGGGTGTGACGCATCTGGTTTAGAACTACGTATGCTTGCACACTACATGGCGTTCTACGACAGAGGTGAGTACGCTAAGATTGTAACTGAAGGAGATGTACACACCGTCAATCAGAAGGCAGCAGGACTAGAGACTAGAGACCAAGCTAAGACATTCATCTATGCTTTGTTATACGGAGCAGGTGATGAGATGATAGGTAATATAGCTGGAGGTAATGCTAGACTAGGACAACAACTCAAACGTAAGTTCTTCAGTAGTCTACCTGCACTCGCTCGTTTACAAGAAGATGTACAACGCAAGACGAAAGCAGGTGGAGAACTCAAAGGTTTAGACGGACGCATACTACCAGTAAGAAGTAGTCACGCAGCTCTCAATATGTTATTACAAAGTGCAGGTGCTGTATGTATGAAGGTAGCTTTGATCCAATTGTTTCATAAGCTTAACCAACTGAAGTGGCAACACGGTAGAGAGTATAGCTTTGTAGCTAACGTACACGATGAGTTCCAAGCTGAGGTAGTACCAGATAAAGCACAGACGTTCGGAGTGTTAGCAGTCGAAGCTATAGCAGCAG